GTACACAAAGCACCCATTTTTAACATTTCCCAACAGGTTTTTAACAATTGCTAACACACTTTGGCACGCTTTTTGCTGTGCCACAAAAACCGAATCTTTAACTATCTTTAATTCTGTTAAACTTTCATAAAAAACGATGTTTCACGTGGAACGGTGACAAAGTTGATGTTTCACGTGGAACAAAATTGCATAGATGTTAAAAAGATTTAAATTAAACCTTTTGCATTATTTAACAAAAATAATTTGGTGGGTTCGTGTAAAATGCTTATCTTTGCAACAGATTTAGAAATTTAGTTCAACCCTTTAAAATACAAGAATATGGCAACGTATGAAATTACTTTAGAGTTTGAAACCGTTTTATCTGTTGACGGTACACGTGTAAAAAGTGAAACAGCACGTGAAACACAAATTGTTACAGGCGTTTTTGCTGATGTGGCAAAAGTTATGTTTGAACACGAAACAAACTGCATCAAGCATAACAGATTGCCAAAGTTGACGAAAGACGTTTACACCGTCTTCGAATCAAAAGATAGTTTGAACTACATCAACAAATATGGATGCTGTGTCACTCAACTCTGCAACAAATTAGGTAAGAATGCTAGTTCGTTCTTACAGTTGATTCAAACAAGCAAAAGAATTAAATAAATGTTTAACCGCCTGTAAGGTTCACCCCTTACGGGCATAAATAATTGATATATGGAACATTCATATTTTAAGATTACATTAAAGCAACCCGACAAAGTAACCGTTTATATGGTTCGTTCGGACAAAGTAAGCGAGTTTTTCAATAACAAAATTGATTACTTACAGGGAGACTGTTCTATAACTGTAAAGGGTCGTTTTCCAACGCACAAAGATTCTCGCAAGTGGTTTATTGTTTCACCTAAATAATAGTGTATATGAAAAAGATTAAGTATTTTAGTTTAAGCGAGTTTATCAACTCGCAAACTGCAAAACGTTTGGGCATTGACAATTTGCCAACGTTTGAAGTCGTTGACAACTTGAATCGTCTTGCCGATTATTTGGATGGCATCCGTGAAAAGTTAGGTAAACCGATTCTGGTTAATAGCGGTTATCGTTCACCTATTCTTAATAAAGCGGTGGGCGGTGTCGCTAACAGTCAACACCTTAAAGGTTTGGCGGCTGATGTGGTGTGTGCTGATATGGAATCTTTAGAAAAGGTTCTTAGAGAAACAGGCGGTTTTGACCAACTTATTAAGGAACACCGCAAAGGGTCTTCTTCTTTTTGGTTTCATGTTTCGGTTTGTTCCCGTAACGGAAGACCCCGTAACCAAATTATAATGAATCTTGAAAAGAAATAGTTATGGAAAAAGCAATAGAAATTTTGTTGAAGTCTATTAAAGTTTCAACAGAAAATTTGCAGTATATAGCAGAAGAAACAACAGGCACAAACGGTATGCTTTTAAGTTCTGTTATCGAAACATTAAAGGCGCAAACCTTAGTAATAAAAACTATTTCTTGTAAACTTGATGCAGAAAAGGCAAAGAAAAACCGTGCCTTAGATTTTATTTGTGGCAAAGGTTTAGCCAACGAATTTAATAATAAAAAATAAGAAAACAGGCGGTAACAATTTTACCGCCCGTTTTCTTTTATAAATAAACGCCTGTTTCAAGTTGTGAAACAATTTCATTATATTCATCTACCAACAAATTTGCCGTGTTCAAATCAACGTTTGCAAACTGTGCGAATCCCGTTACCGCATTTATTGTTACGTTTTCCTGTGTGTTGTTTACAGGAACATCAACGGTTAAATTCTCAGTAATCAATACATGAGGTTCTAAACCGTACAAAATTTGTTCGTTCCACTGTTCACCGCCAACAACGTTTAAATCCGTTCCCAAACGATAAAGAATATCACGTGACAAAGAAAAACTTTCAATTTGGAATGTCACACCGTCACACGATAACAACGCCACCGAATCGCCCGTAATAACGTTTACCTTTATAGTTAAATTAATCGTCTTACCGATATATTTACTATCTATAGTAACAACACCCCGACACGGAATAAACATCTGTACCTGTGCGTTAAAGTCTTCATTGTTACCGTTTGCGCCTGTTAGTTCAACGTTTCCGAAATCTAGCACAATAACATCGCTATCGGGATATTTAACCTTTATCCCCGTGTTGTAATTACCGCATTTCAGAACATCGTCACCGCCAACGGGTACACTTGCAAAGATTCTTTTGATACGGTTTACATAAGCACCCAAATTCACTTCTGAATAGCTTGTTCCCGTTTCTGTTTCCCCTGTTTTAACAAAGAATCGTTTCTTTGCAAACTCATCCAAATTATCCAACGTAACGATATAAACGTTTATAGCACCGTAATTTTTAATCGTTGGCGGTGTAACTACATTCGCATTCGCAACGATATTCAAATCAGCGGCATTCGGTGTCAATTCAAACGTTACACTACCCGTTTGTTTATCTTCTGATATTGTACCGTTTTCTACAATAGGGTTTCCGTTGTCGTCTTTGAAATATGCTTCAATTTCGGTTAATTCCGTATTCGGGTTTGCTCTGAAATTAAACGTGTAACTTTGCCCCGTTTTAACCTTTACAGGTTTATCGCCAACGATTTCGCAATTAGTCAAACCGTATTGAACTTCGATATATTTACCTAACAAGTACTCACCGTTGATAATAACCGATTCCGTTGCTATAGGCACAATAGCCGTTGCGGTTTGGTTCGTTACGGTCATATTGTACGTATCGCCACCGTATGTTATCGTTGGCGTACCGTTGAACATTCCCTTTGCGTTTCCTGTAACCGTTACGGTGTAATTTGTTTCACTCGCTACAGAACTTGCTGTTGTGTTCTGAATATTGTTTGTTATTTGCAGTTCACGAACACCCGATATAAAACTACCTGTTATAGTGATTTTTTCGTTTTTGCTACAATAAACCGTAAGTGTCGCAACGTTACCCGATACGTTAAACGGTTTGTTTTTAATATAGTTTCCATCCCAATCTTGATAGGTTGCAACTAAATTGCTAAATGTACCGTCACCGTTACCCGTTACCGTTATATTGAAGTGGTGGGCATCCGTGCCCTGTTGGTCGGTTATTGTAACGTCACCCGTTAAACCTGTTGTGTCGTAACGTAACAAATTCGTTGGCGTTGGTGGCGTTGGCGGTTCGGGTGTTCCACCGCTTACAAACTCGCCTGTTATAGTGATTTCTTCGTTTTTACCACAATAAACCGTAAGTGTTGCAACGTTACCCGATACGTTAAACGGTTTGTTTTTAATATAGTTTCCATCCCAATCGTGATAGGTTGCAACTAAATTGCTAAATGTACCGTCACCGTTACCCGTTACCGTTATATTGAAGTTGTGGGCATCCGTGCCCTGTTGGTCGGTTATTGTAACGTCACCCGTTAAACCTGTTGTGTCGTAACGTAACAGATTCGTTGGCGTTCCCAAACTTGCATTAATATAACAGGTCATTTCACCGTAATTACTTGGCGTAACGGTAACACGCCTACAAATATATTTTCCGTCTGACGTGATACCATCCATTTCGCCATTTATAACTTTTTGGTCGTTGCTAGAACTTACCTTAGTAACATTAAACGGGGTTTTTTTAGTTGACCCATTGAATATACGTGTGATATAAAAATTATCACCGTCATTTTCTTTAAACTCGCACCCGTCAACCGCTTTAGCTGCGAAAATAGCCCACGTTTCGTTATTGTTTGTATAGGTCTTACTAAAATTATTATCTGTGCAACGAACTAAATCTAAATTTATATTATATGTCGCCATACCTTAAACGTTACCTTTAATAGTTACCATAACAATACTACCCGTTTCGTTCAACAACCCCTTATTCGGAAAATCTAGTTTTCTGATATTAGGTCGAACGTCAACAACGTTTGAACGGTTTGAAAGATATTTGTTTCCGTTTTCGCTTTTTGTCAACGTTGCAGTACTGTTCAAAATAATATCCTTATAAGTAAACAGAACGTCAACACGTAAACGAACGGTGCAAATATCGCCATCCTGTTGTTTCTCAGAAACGAAATAATAACGGTTCAAACTTTCGATATAAACATAGTTAAACGTTACAGGGGTTCGTGTTCTGAAATGAACAACAGGGGTTAAAACGTTGAACGTTGTATTCAACACGCCCGTATATTCTTCGTTTTCCTGTAAAGTCTTGTTTACTTCGTTCGGTTTGCCGTTGTAAATGAAAGTTTTAATTTTAACCATACCTTAAAAGCTAAAAGGGGCATTCCCTGTGCTTTCACCTACAGGAAACACCCCAACAGTTAAACAACTAAAAATTAGGCAACAAAGAACACAACAAAGTTTTCGTTTGTGTCGTTGAAGTAACCCGCATCAAACTTGAAATAGTTGTTGAAGAACTCCGCTTTTGCGTTGTAGTTGGTGGTTACTCGCTTATCCAAATTTGTAACACCCAACGCATCACGGTCGAACATCACGCCCAACACGCCACCGATGGAAACGGTTGCACCGCTTGCCGATTTTACGTCAACCTTTGAAACGTCGGCAAAAGCATAGTCTTTGCCTGTTGCTTGCCAACTTGCAACGGTCTCAGCCTGTGGCAACAGAACGTTCTCGCTGTGGAACGTGTCGGCATACAGGTATGCTTTTGCAGCTGCTGCGAAATCGGACAACAGAACGGTGTGCAAAACGTCTTTCGGTGTGAAACGTTCCTTACCGCCAACGTTGAACAAAGTTGAAATTGTCTGCAAACGGTCGGCATACAAACCCATTGTATAGGCTGCAAAACGTATGAAATCAGGTGTGGTTACTGCTGCGCTGGCTGTAAGCTGTGCGCCCGTCTTTTCGTTGTAAAGTTTCAACAGGTTCACGCAACGAACTGTTGATGCACTCGCATAGTCAACATTTTCGTTTGTTGACGCAACCCAACCGAATGCAGCTTTGTCGGCATTCAAAGTTTCCGCAATCATATTGTTAATTGTGCGCATAACAAGTGCATCCGTCTTGATAGTCATTGACTTTTCAACTGCGGAATAAATCATAGACAAAAAGCCGTTCAACTGCTCTGCGCTGCTGAAAGATTCCTTTACTTGTCTTTCAGTAATTGATACAGGAACTTCAAAAGTCACCTTTGAGTTGAAGAACTTAGCGGAAACGGTCGGTCTGTGGAACACGTCTTGTCTGTACTCTATACCGTCTTTCAAGTTCCACGTGTCGTTTTCCTCAGCCTTTGGAACGTCTGCGCTGATTTTCTCCAATACACTTCCGAACTCCCACGCATCCATAAGAACGGATGGAACTTTACCCGAATAAGGGCGGTTCACGAAAACAACCTTACCGATGTGGTTAACCAACGATTTAACGTAATTATCCACGGCATTCTGGTTGAACACTTCGTTACCCAAATCAACCAAACCCGTAAGGTCTTCGTGTACCAAATCGGTTTTTCCCAAAACTTCACCGCTTACGGTGTTAACTAAACTATAAATCTGTTTTACTTCCATTTTTATAAAAATTTTAGTATTAATAAATATCTATTGTTAACTCTTTTGCAAGTTCTGCTATCACTTGCGTTTTGAAATTTGTTTTGCGCAAACTCATTTCTTTTTGAATAAGTTCACTAGTTGGAACACTAGACGGAACACCGTTCTTAATACTTGTTTTCGTACCCGTTTCTTGTCTGTTCCCTGTGGAATCTCTTTGCTGTTTCGTGTCATTTCCGAAATCTCCATTGTTAAAGGTTACACTTGAATCGACTGTGCTGTTATTGCCTGTTTCGTCAACGGTGTTACTTGTTGTTTCCGTTGTCTTAGACGTTACAGGGTTTAACACGTCATATTCTTTATTAAACACTTGAATCTGTTTTTGCCATTCGTCAAACTTTACTGTAATAATACCTTTGACAATATCCGTTGCAGTTTCGTTTGTTACGGCGTCACACAAAGTTCTGTTTCCATATTTGAAACATAAATCAATATCAATCATTTTCGGGTCGTCATTCCCGAATATTGATTCATACAAAACAGGAAACAGGGGTTTAAAGATTTTATCAAATAAACCGTTTTCAGTTGTAAAAAGTTCATTAATTTTCATCTTTGTTTTCTTTTTCTTCTGTTTCTTCTGTTTCTTGCGTTTCTTCTGTTTCTGTTTCTGTTTCTTCTGTTTCTTCTGTTTCTTCTGTTTCTGTTTCCGTTTCTTCTGTTTCTTGCGTTTCTTCTGTTTCGTTTTCCGTTACAGGGTCAACGTCTTCTTTATCGGTGTGGTCGTGCCCGTCTTCCGTTGCTTTGAGCAACGACAAATAATTTTCGTGTTCGATTTTCCAACTTGACCCCAAAGTTACGGTAATATCCGTACCGAACATTTCGTTAACACGTTTCACACCCTCAACACGTTCCGTTAACATTGAATCAACAAACGGCATCAACGCATCAATATTCATTGAAACTTCTTGCGTGTTCAACCGTTCACGTTTCATATTATAGTTTGCGTTCAAACCTAAATCGTTGAACATTGATGCTTTGTAGTACTGCAACAGTTCAATTAATTGCCCGATTTGTTGGTTTCCCTGTGTCGGTGGGGTCTGTAAGTTTACACCTTTGAAAAAGGCATTTTCACCGATAACAGAAAAATCACCGTTCAAAATTTTCTGTAAGAATGATTCTGCGCTTTGTTTGGTCTTGTCGTCACTTGCCGAAATCAACATAGTGATACGGGTCAAAATGCTAGCCAAATTCAAAGTTATTGTGGCATCCGTGTAAAGTACACCATATTTACCGATAATAGGCATAAGCGAATCCGCAAACGGTGTGTTATTGATAACTACAATATCCTCATCAATTTTGAACGTCTTGTTCAATTTTAACCACGGGTTAGCCACCACGTAATCTTTGCCGTGATAATAGGCGTCACAATCGCCGCCCCGTGTGCCCTGTAAAGCATACAAATCCCCGTTAACTTCTGCAATACCAACGTTACCCGTTGTCTGCAAAATCCTTTCAAGTTCAACGGGTGGCATTGTTTCGGGCATCCCCGTGTAAACAAACATTTTTGAAGTCATACAAAGAACACGTTGCATAAACGTGAATAATGCTGTATCTTTGTTTTTAACTTCTGTTTGAAACCTGTTATATAAGTTTTCTTTTTCCATCACTTGATTAAAGTTTTAATTAAGGTGCAAAGTTCTGTAAGCACCTTTGTGTTACTTTGTACCGTTTCATTTAACTTGTCGGTTTCGTTCTGGTGGCGTTCGTTCTGTTTTTCCATATAGAAGAATAGGGCGACACACACCGCAACAGGAAAACCAACGTTGCTAATAAGCGAGATTATTCCATTTGCATCCATATAGCATTTTTTAACTTTGTTATTTGATGCTGCAAAGATAATAACTTTATTTGGTTTCACCAAATAAAACAGGGGGAAAATGTTTCACGTGAAACAATTTTAACCCCTGTTAACAGTCATTAAGTAATAATGTTACTGCGAGCACTCGCCATCAAATAGTTACGAACGATTTCGCCAATTTCGTTACTTTGATAAAATACCTTATCGGTGGCGAAATATCTAGTTATCTGAGATTCTAGATACGTTGCAGTACTCAACAACTTTCGTTTGTAGTTCGGTTTGCCGTTCATATTCAACGAATAAATCAAACTGTTGTCGGTGTCCTTAATCGGTGTTGTTTTGTTGTGAATGTAAATGAAATTATTCACACCGTTTTCTTTGTCCTCAACCTGTATCACGTTACACTGTAACGTCATTTCGTTAAACTGAATATAGAAGACAAACAACACGTCACTCGGTTTATACTTTACAGGTAGGTGGGGATATGCTGCGAGTTCCCATTTACCGCCCGTAATCATTTGCAGATTTTCATTGTCGAAACAGAAATACTTGTTACTTGCTTTATGTTTGACAATAGTACTGCAATATTCAACCGCCACCGTTGCACCGTGCTCACCGAACTTATAAATATCTATTGTGCCCTGTTCCATTACTCGCACCTGTTTCAATCCCATTTCGGTAAAATACGGGCAAAACTGATTCACGGTGTTACCTAACATAAACACTTTAACATCGTTTCTTTGACGAATAATTGTGCTCAACAGGTTCATATATAACATAAATTCGTCAGGCAAATAATAACGTCTTGTAAGGAACTCATCGAAAACAATAGTAGTTATATTCGGGTAACTGCTAGACTTTTCGTGTTCCTGTTCTGAAAGACAAAACCCATAACAGAACGGTGTGTTTTCGGGCACACGTTTTTTCGTTTCTGCATCATAGAACGAAAGAAACCATTTACCCGAAACGTAAAACACTTCGTTAAACTTGCCATCCGTTAAATCCTGTATCACGCCATTTGCCACGTGATTTGCAAACAAACTTTCGGCACGTTTGCCCCTCAAATCTTCACGCCATCTTCTGATGTACGCCATTTGTTTACCTGTGCGCAAATATTCTTTGATTCCATACAGTAACGTTGCATAAGTCTTACCGTTGGAACGTTCACCGAAAATTACGTTGTAATCTGCATTTTTTGACAAAATACGATTCAACGTGTAAAATTTAGGTGTTTCCACTTTTTCTTTTTTCTGTTTCATATTATTCCTTTTTTAATCTGATTCCCATTAAATAATTTATATAAAGAACTGAAAGACTCAAAGTGTACCCCGTTGGTTCCAAGTGTACCCCTGTGGTCGTATCATAGCTTGAAACGTTCCCCTTATAGTCTTTTATCGTTCCCGTTTGTTCGTAATCTATATATGTATGAATGTTCTTACCTGTTGCAATCGGTGGAATGTCTAGATAGTTAGTAAAGGCATCGAACACGCCATTTTCACCGTACGTTTCCACCATATAGGGGATAGCTGATTTCTTGTTAACACCCGAAACGGTCATTGAATAATTATAATTTTTCCCGTTTACTGTAAGGGCGTTTTCTTCTTCAATCATATATCGTTTTGCACCCAACGTTTTAAAACGGGTGTAACGCCCCTCATAGTCCCACACGCCCAAAGGTTTTGCTATTCCCTTTATTGTGACGGGTTCAACTTTTTCAAAGGGGATTTTATGATGCTTACAGGCGGCACGTAATTTCTGTTGTGCCAAATCGTTGTATGCTTTGAAATATTCTTTGTGGGTATCCCCGTTCATTATTTTAACTGAATCGGTGTCGCTGTATATGTAATCGTCACCGCATTCAGAAATACCCGTAAACAAGTTTCTTCTTGCATAGGCGGTTACATAAATACCCCACGGGTAAAATAAAAAGCGGTTTTTGCTATCGTTGTATTTATTAAGCATTTCTAATTGCTTTTCGCCTGTAAGGTGTTCAATATCCCACGTTTCACCGTCACATAGAATCTCATCGCGCAATGGGTTTGTGACACACATACCGTAACAACTATTAAGCATTTCTTTGCTGTTCAAATATTCCACTTCTTTACCCTTTACACCTTTCAATTTCGTTTTCATTTCATACAAGTGCAAAATAGATTCCACAAATTCGGTCGGCAAATATTCTTTGCGGTAACAAATCATTCGCCCGATTCTTATTTGTTCCCACGTGTAAAACTGTGAAAACACTTTGTAATCTATTTCGGTAATTGTCATACAGATTTTCTTTGCACAAACCAATCTACCGTTATTCTCGGAAACGTTTTCTTTGACGAAACACTTACTTACCGATATGGGGTTTTCGTTTTCTGATTTCGCAAAAATGTTTGTAATCTCTACATCGAACACACAACAAAATTTACTAGTCATAAACTCAAATTGTTTCATAGACTTTACAGGAACAAAAACGCCTGTGCTCATAGGGAATTTTTCCGACACCATAACATATGGGTAACTGCTAGTAAAATCGTAACTATCTACATTTTCAATTACCTCATCGGTATATTTTGCGTTGGCGTGCGTAAAACCACCACTAAACGCCCTTTGCAGCATAGAAAACTCTTCCAAACCTGTAATATTCAAAGAATGAATCTTATCAATATATTTAAAGTTCGGAATCGTCTTGCCTGTTTCGTCAGTTGTTTTAAAGCATACAGAACGGCAATACTTGCGTACAAACCCCGTTTTTGTAATCGGTAAACGGGTTATTCCTTTATATTGTTCTATTAATTCCTGTATATAGCACATAACAACTTTTATATCGTTCAAACAGTAACCGATTTCTTTTTGGGTCAACGGTGTTTTGCTGTGGCGCAACAGGGAATAATCTAAATCCCCGACTAACTTTTCACATTTATATTTGTGAAGTTGTTCACCCAATTTCGCCAAAGAATATCCCGAAAGTAAGTAACTGCATCGAAATTCTAAACCCGTTTTAGTTATTCCGTAAATCGGTTTTCTAAGGTCTATACTGAAAACTTTTTCCCAATCTAACAATTCACGGAAAAACTGAAATTCATAAGCTAAGTTATGTACGTATATAATAATACGCTTTTTCGGGCATAGTTCCAATATAGCCACGATTTCGGCTAACATATTCAAAAACTCATCCCACGTTCTACCAATAATGCAAAAACCGTTTATTCCAAATTGCCACACATACATTAAAGAACATTTTTCCATTTTGGTTTTCTTGCCGCCTAATTTCATATAACGTTCATAACTGTATGTTTCGCCATCCTCATCACGGTAAAATGAAGTAGTTTCAATATCGAAAGACACGGGCACATTAAGGAACTTTTCGCCCTTATTATTGCCCGTAAAATTCTTTTCGTTCACCGCCAAAGATAAAACCTTTGCAATATCTTTTGGCGTGAAAACTTCTGTTTGTAGTTCAAAGGGTATTTTCTTCATTATAAACCAAATTTTTCAAATTCTTGCAATATCTTTTTTAACGGCTCATCCGTGTTATAATTGTCAACGTTGTTCACGTATGCTTCACTATTCGGGTCATGTGCTATTTTGTCTATAGCATCATCCAACGCATTTTCAATTCTAACCGCATCGTCTTCGATTTGGTCGGACACGTCACGGGATTCCTGTTCTAGTTCACCCGTGAAATCTTTGTACTGCATTAAATACTGTTCCAAAAATCTTTCGTCAGAAACACTTGCAATTTTACCCATTAATTTGTCTTGCATCAACTTAAATTCTTTATCGTTTAAGTCGTAAGACCTTTTCAAGTGATTTGAGTACTCACGTGTACCACTTGCCGTTGATGTAGGTTGTTGCAAAAAAGAAACCGCTTTTGAATATTCGATTTTTAAATCGTTCCAATCGTGTTTCATTGAAAATTTTGCAAAACCTTTGATGTCACCTTTGTTCAACGCAACAACTGCGGGCGAAACCAAACCCGTTTTTTCCACGTTCTGAATACGTCTGTTAGCCTGTTGAAATACACGGGCGATTTCTATTCGTAAATAGCCACGTGATTCTATTGCATCCATTATCTGTTTGTCAACGTGTATTTTAGAAGTTGATGCAAAAGTTCTTTTTGAAAAACCTATCGGATTCAATTTAGCCATATTATTACAGTTTTAAAATGAAACAAAAAACGGGGCAACAATAAACAAAGTTACTGTTTACCCCGTCACGTTATCCACCCTTTACCCTACGAAAACTACTTATCGACGAAAGTTATACCATAACATTTCTTTGCGTGCGATTCATATTCGTAAATCGTGTAACCAACTTTGTTGGCTTTGATAGCGTCAACCGCCTCACTATCTGCGAGAATCTCACGAACTGTGTCACCTGTGAACTGTGGTAAGTTCACCAAACGTTTATTCTCGGCATCAATAATAACAGGCGAATCACCCAACTGCGATTTGTGAACGTACAAACCATTGATAGGGTGAACTACATCGCCGCCACCGTCTTTGTCGCTGTTGTAGATGTCGGTCAACTTTACAAACGGAAAATCGGTTGTATCAATACCGAAACTTGTCTTATTGAACTTACCTGCAAAACTAAAACCTCTAGCCATAACTTAATCTTTTTAAAACGTTAAACTTCTGTTGTTACTTTACTTCATTCAAACCGTTTGCAGCTGCAAACTCATTCAACCACTTCTTAAAGCGGTTCAACTTAATAACCGCCTTATCGTCTTTAGCAACTTCGTTTGAAGTCATTAAAGCGTTAACACTTGTAATACAGTTGAAAACAGTTTCATTAAAATTTTCGTTCATAACTTACCTAATTTAAATTGTTAAACTTATATTGTTTATTAAACACGGTGCAAAGATATAGCAAATATATTAAACAACCAAATTATTTTAGTTAAAAAGTATTAAAGAAATAAATTAACTGTTGTTAACACTTCTTGTTCCACGTGAAACAATTTTGTGCATCCACCTGTTTGTTCCACGTGAAACATCAACTTTGTCACCGTTCCACGTGAAACATCGTTTTTTATGAAAGTTTAACAGAATTAAAGATAATTAAAAGATTCGGTTTTTGTGGCACAGCAAAAAGCGTGCCAAAGTGTGTTAGCAATTGTTAAAAACCTGTTGGGAAATGTTAAAAATGGGTGCTTTGTGTAC